TTAGCCGTTACCGGGTTTACGTTAAAAGATGTTACCAATAACAAATTAAGAATGCGGTTTTATATGAATAAAGAATTCACAACAAATATGTATTCCTTTGATGCAACCGGTTCATTGCTGAATACTGATTTTGGATTTACAACACATGAGTTATCCACTAACATATACAAGATGACTGCGACTGTTCCCAATTCAAAAGTAACATTTACACTTAATAACGGGACGTTGTTTAAAGTTATACCACTGACAACCTATGATAATAGGTTCGCCGATGCTTATGATGTATCTTTGAATTGTCAAAATGTATTGAATAGTGGTCGCACTGGCTATACATATACATCAAATAATACAGTTATCACCGGTGTTAATACCGACGGTGTTATAGATATAATGAATTATGCCATACAAACATGGACAGACCCCATATTAGGAATTCAACCCTTATCACAATCCACATTTGCATGTAGTATAGACGCAGATGGTTCGCTGAATTCGGTCTTTGATATTAGCGTGAATGTTGTTCTCAATAGTCAAAATTATAGCATTGTGTTTACCGATGAAAATAGCGATTCATGGAGTAATTATTTACACTTAGACTCGTCGTATGTCCTGAAGGATTGGTCATACAACAACTCTGGTAGCAAAAGTTATGATGCATCTTATTCACAATATGATGGAAACATAACCATCACCGACAATATGATAACCTTATATGACGGTTCGAATAATTTTTTTTATATTGACCCAGTCAGTGCCGGTGTAACGGATAGCACAAATGCAAATCGAATCACAGTCACGATAGACGCTTCTGCAAATGGGACAAAATATACCATTGATAATATCGTAGAGAAAATGCAACAGCAATTTGATGCCAATGCTAGTCTGTTTGGTAGTAGTATTAAACTTGATTCGGCGGGATATATCACAACGCGCATCAATCATTCAAAAATATATAAGACTTCTGATTACCGTATTGTCTTTTATGACCCCTATAGTTTCGTCCGATGTTTTGTAGGAGCGAGTTCCGTCAAAAATACGAGTTGGGATACAACGGTTGGTTGGATATTAGGATTCCGAGAACTCACCGAATATCCACTTGGGCCTGAATATATCACGATTGATAATGATGCAGATAAAGATGCAACCGATTTAGAAAAGAAAACCTATGGCACAACTATGTCACCTTATACCTACGATGAATCGACAAATATTGCAAATATTATTGGCGACACCACGGTTTCCGTGAATTTATACAATTATTTCATGATTGTTCTCGACGACTATGCACAAAATCATTTAAATGATGGACTCGTCACGATGTCGGCCAGTGATAAATCAATGGCGTCGGCATCCTTTGCAAACAAAGGGACGTTTACATATGACCCCGTTAGTGGAGATAAAATTTTCGTTGGCACGACATCGGCTTCTGGTAATAAAACAACCGCAAAACAAATCTATGCCGAAAATCAAAAACTGATTTCGAGGCAACCAGTGAAGCAAGAATATTCCTCAGGGCCTTTTGTGCAAGATGTATTTGCAATTATTCCATTGAATGTAGCAAGTTTAGCCAATGGGTCTGTGTATGTAGAAACCAGTAGTTCATTAAATAAACAAGAGCGTCTGTATTTTGGCCCGGTGAATATTTCGCGTATGAATATAAAATTGGTGAATGACCGCGGAGATACCGTCGATTTAAATGGTTCGGATTGGTCATGCACATTGCAATGTGACCAGCTATTTCAACAAAAATCATTGTAGAATGTATATGTATTGGGAAGATATTCCATATCATGAAATGACAATGGTGCAAATGGGCGATGGTTTAGGATATTACGGGCCGTTATTGGCGATTGCCTGTGTGCTCATGGCTCTGCGTAATATGCCACAATATGCCATCTTGTATATGGTATTTGTTTTTATCAATAATGTGGTGAATCGAGTTCTCAAATTGATGTTTATGCAAGACCGACCATCTGGGGGCATTCCTTTTTCGAAATATGAGAAATATACAGGAGCAGAACACTATGGCATGCCATCGGGCCACGCGTCGTCGGTGGCATTCTCGTGGATATTTTTATATCTATTGAAACCGCATACTTGGTGGCTACTGTTAACGGGATTTATTACTGCTATGACATGTATTCAACGATGGAAATTCAAACGCCATTCCATAGAGCAAATTGTGGCGGGATTATGTTCGGGAGGAGCAATGGCTTATCTCGTGCAATACATCTACAAAAAATATATATAAGATGTATATAGCAGATGTCACAAAGTGATTATATTCGATTTAAAAAAATGTCGGTGAAAATGAAAAACATTCAGAACAAACAAGATTTTCCGCAAGTCGTGGCATCGCAAGATTATACAAATTATTTAGAATATTCCCAGGTGAATAAGTGTGTCAATACGAAGACCACCTTTCACTTACTGGATGATGCATCCAAAATTTTTAATGTGCAAATGAGCCATATTACTGCCGATTGTCCGACATTTATATGTCCAGATAGTGACGGTACTTATCGTCCGAATGTAGTTCCTATGACTGGATTTTTAAATAGTGAAGATGTACCCGTCACTACACCCGTTCGTAAATATGTGAAACATCCCTCCTACGAAAAGACTGCAAAAGTATGTGCTATACATACATCTTGTTATGACCCTGCATGTTGTAAGAGTCTACATTAAAGATTTAGAAAGATTATCTCGCGAGATACTATATTATGTCGATTGTTGCATTAAAAAGAAAAACGGCTGCGAAATATAATAATAACAGCGTCGGTTCGAAAAATGGATTTTCTATATCTGGAACACACCGTAACCAGGGTTATGTCGGTCAAACATCACTCGGTCGGTTTACTTCACGGACCTTAATGCGCGGAGGTGCGATACGTAATCATGGTGGATGTTGTGGCACATTCCCGATGGGCGGTATTGTGAAATCCGGTATTAGCACCGTAGAAGATTCGAGCGTCGTTAAAGTTTCGACGGTCAATACACATGGGTTATTACATCATAAATATAGATGGATATGGAGACCCCAACCCTATACTTCGGTGAAAAATATGGGGGACAACAATTTAAATGCGCAATCCGACCATATTGTCATTGTGCGCAATAGCACCATACAAGATGCAAATGCTTGTTATGCGACTCCTACTTGCGATACTACGAACAAATGCGGCGGGTCAAAAGTGTATACAAAACCCATTGACTATACCAATGACGACTACAGTAACGTGGCAACATCGCAAGGCGAATACATAATTACAAAATCAAAAGGGTGCGTAGACGACGACGTGTCGATTCCAAATAATGGATGTGCACCATTTGCTGGTTCGGTATAAAATTGAACATGGTCGGATTCATAGATATTTACATCATTCTACAACAACATGATGCAAATTACAGTGACATTTGATGTTATTACACCTACACAAATCGAGCAAACGATTTCATATTACAATCAACATAAATCCGACGATTGGAATCGTTTAGAAAAAAATGAAGTCGCGGAAGGAGGATTTTGTATTGCACTCAAACCCGAAGAAATCACAAGAATGTCGTATACTATCAATGATAGCATCAAACAAGTGCGGTGGCATCAGAAAAGACTGGTTGGTGGAAAATATGGCAAATCGTTGAATGATGCAGAAACGCAATTGTTGTATGAAGCATTATGTAGCGTATTTGACGGCGATTGCGTGAAAATACAAAATTGAAAATGATTCATAGTATTATAGATATGAATAACAATTCAAACATGGATAATCAACAACTGCAAAAGTCATACATTGATTCCTTATCGGAAAAGGAAAAACAGGCTTATGAAATCGCCCGTAACCATCTGGGTAGCTCGTTTAGTCTAGAAAAAAGTCTGGGGTTTTTAAAATTTTGCGAAAAAATTAACAAACATAATTGACCGCGGTATTTTGCTGCTGTTGTTGTTGTTGTTGCTGAGCCATTCGTTTTTTATATTCACTATATGATTCCACCGGCGTTGAATCAAATACAATCGATGATTTCGGTTTTGGGATTGCTTTGGGTATGGATTGTAGGATAGAAAAATTACAGATTTTTCCCTGGTAAATAATGGTATTGGTGTTTTTCTGGTCTTGTTGTGATTGGACTGGTTTGTTTGTATCTTCTCTATAATTTTTTAATTTGGCAAAGGCGGTGCTGGTTGGCTTGGCTATTTTTGCTTCTGTTTTTTTGGTTGGGTCGTCTTTATAAAGAGTTAGTATTGGCGAATCTTTGCTCTCAGGTTTCACACTTACGTCGATGAAAAAATCGCGGCATCGGAAGGTGGTCACATATTTCATGACGACAGCATTGATAAGTGAATATGGTAAACTGGAATTGTCACAATAATATACGAAACCTAATTTGTAAGCATCGTAATACATGATGATGTTTCCACGCGGGGTGTTTTCTAACAAAATGCGTTTTTTCCAGTATGTTTCGATAGGGTTATTCGGCGTTTCCATCACTTGTTTATAGTCGGTTTTGTTATAAAAAATAGGGTCAACTGATTCGTTGAAATTTGCCAGGTTCTCGTAGGTAGATAAAAAGTGTTGTTTGCGTTTTTCTATATAAATATCCGATAAAGAACTAATTGTGGGTGCTGATTTTGGTGGTATGTATAAACCGAGTTTATATAAGCTGCAATAATATACATAGACGATTATTCTCCATACATAGAGGAAAAAAGAGGGGGTGGATACATTTTTAAACATTGGTAGTAGTTATTGGTGGTATTTTGTTTTTATATGATTGTTAATGGTGAGTATTTATTTGTTGATTCAGTAATTGTTGTTTGCGAAATTCCATCAAGTCTTGCATTTCTTTTTCTAGGAAAGGCACTTCAATGCGGTCATAAGATTTGTTGTGATTGTCTGGATGCATGCATACCAGATAAAGCCCCGTCACTTTTTTGCCGTATTTATGTTCTAAGATGGTCTTGTAAGTATTGAGTTGCAGAGCATAGTGCCAGAAATTCGTATCGGGAAGGTGTGATATACAAGGTGTGATAGATGATTTATGGTAGGGGTTTTCATACGATATTTCGCGGCATCGTTTCCAGTCATAAATCTGGATGGTGCCGTCGGGGTTCTCGAATATCATATCAATCGACCCGGACAGTTTGAGTTCTTCGTAATAGACGCACCATTCGGTGCGATAGGCCTTGAGTTCGGGGAAATCGGCGACGAATTTTTTGAAATATTGGAATTCGATGCTGTCGTTGTGGACGGGCAAATTGTTATAATAGCACTCCACGTCATAGTGCATATTCGTTCCGGCGAAAGAGGCGCTGTCGCGATTCTTGTCCCACGAGGCCTTGATTTGTTCGCGGGTCATGCCATAGTATTTGTATTTGGGGTCGTTCATGTTTTTTCCCGACATCATCTTGTCGATGATGGCGTCGGCGTCGAAATGTCCGAAATGGCTATGGTTCCAGGTCGTTACCGACGTATATCCTTGTTCACCATGAACCGTATATACATGCGGGCCTTCATCGAAGGTAATGAATTCGTCGCGCGGATGTGCGTTTTTTTTCGCTAGATAATCGGGAGCGGTTTTGTCAGGAGTTTTTGTTGTCATGTTGTCAGTTGTATTATAGAATGATGGTGGATAAAAAATCAATTTTATTGGCATATTTAGGGGGTGGCGGATGTGGGTAATTGATATTGGGTCAACGAATAGAGGGTTTTTTTGATGGATGCGCGTTTTTTTTCATCCGTCGTGCGCGTGCCGTTTATTTTTATCATATAAAGCATGTGTTGGTTTTTGATTTCTTCTTCGACTTTCATTTGGCGTTCGGCATCTTCATCGTCGTCATCGTCATCGTCATCGTCGTAGGTAGGTTTTGGGATGGCGGTCTTTTTTTGCCATTGAATAAAGGCCTGTAGGAATTTATAGGACAAGATGGAAATGATTTTGTCTACTTCATCCATCGTCATTTGGTGCCATTTCGGTATGGTTTCTTCGGCAATCGTGCTATAGATATAGATGGTATTGGGTTTTTGTTCGAATGAGCAAAAGGGTAGGAGCGAGGCAATGTGAATATTGTCTTTGATGGCGGATGCCATACCGTCTATGATGGAACCCTCAAACACGGCGTCTAAATGTTTTTGTGTTATAGAAATGTTGCGGGTCCACTCGATGGCTGTCGTTTGCGGGGACCGATATTGCAAATAGTCGGTGATTTGTTTGCGTTGTTTGGTGAGGCTATTGCTGGTGAGATTGTCGATGGTTTTCTGCATTTTTTCGCACTTGTAGGCGAGCTCTTTTACGAGTTGGAAGAGTTCTCGTTGGGATGGCAAAGGTTCGTAGGTGGATTCGTCGGTCGTGGTATTGCGTGACCTATAGAAGAATTCGCAGCACTGCAAATGCTTGTCGTAATTTTCTTTTTTTTTGTATGTGCGATAACAATAGGTGCATCGATGGTCGCCCATGGTTTTTTTGGGGCGTCTTTGAATATTCATGATATTTTTTATGGGAGTAGTCTAAGGACTGGGTGGTTGTTCAATTTTGTAGATGAAGATGAACTTTAGCAATAACATGGTGTCTTTGACAAATCGTATTCAACCGGCGCAGCAGAGTAGTCAAGCGTCGGTAGTGGGGAAAAGCATAAACAATAGCGCAAATGGAAAGATAACCGAACCAAGCGATTATATAGCAAATATGCGCATATCTATGATTGGGCGATTGATGAACAGTCATGTATGTCGCGGGTGTCAAAAATAAGAATGAATCAATTTCAAAGAATGAATTAACGAGTCGTTTGCAAATAATTATCAATCTTTAATGTATAATTATGAGCAAATATTTCGATAATAAAGATTCGTTTATGGGGCCGAAAACGACACAATATGGAAGTCATATGGTCATGACAAATGTAGTCAAAGAAACCCGCAAAAAATATATAAATATTGACAGTCGGTTTCATGATGAATATATGAACGGCGACGCGGCTGCATACACCATTACGTTACCTGAACGTATCAATGATGTCAAGAGCCTATGTGTATGTAATGCCGAAATACCCATGTCCATTTACAATGTATCTGCCGATTTAGGGAACAATTGTTTTAAAGTAACAACGGATGGTACCAGCCCAATCATTGTCACCATTCCTGACGGGAACTATAATGCAACTACCCTAAAAACTGCGATAAATAATGAATTGTCCGAAACAACCCTTATATGTTCGATTGATGATAATAAAATTACATTTACCGCTACTGCTACTGCTACTACAACTATTGATTTTGCCATTGATGGAACCGGTGCATACGATAAATATAATTTCAAAGGAAAATTCGGATGGATGGTGGGATATAGAGATGTATCCATAGAATTAGCAACGGGTTCCTCCGCTACCGGCTCCGCCTTTGTGAATTTGCAAAGCCCCCGCTATTTGTATTTAGTGGTTGACGAATTCACTCGGGGAAATCAAAATTCATTTATGAGTCCCTTAGCCGCCTCGTTTATCAATAAAAATATATTGGCCCGCATTGTATTGGACAGTGTCAATTATCCCTATGGTTCTATTTTAACGGCAAATGTATTCAACGGTCATTTATTATCAGATGTTCGTTCTTATACCGGGAAGGTTGACTTGCAACGGCTATCAGTGCAGTTAGTCAATGAATATGGTGTGCCCGTGAATCTAAACGGTCTTGATTTTTCCTTTTGTTTGGAAGTGCAATATGAATAGATATTTGCACTTCCCAGCAATATGAATAGATATATTGCACGATAAGCAACGCGATTGACAAAATTGAAGACGGCGTTTATTGTTTTGGAATAAGCAAAACAATACAACTATGAACGTGCCCATCAACTTGTCCATCGAACAAGCCTATGCATTAGATGCATTTCGGAAGGGGTCAAACCTCTTTGTTACCGGTCCTGGAGGAACGGGCAAAACGCGACTGATCAAACAGATGTTGGGAGTCGGCGGCGGTATCCAGGTGTGCGCCATGACCGGTTGTGCCGCTCTTTTGTTAGGGTGTGGTGCGCGAACCCTCCACTCTTGGTCGGGAATCAAGCTGGCAAAAGGGCCGCGAAACAAAATCATTGAAGGTATTTTGCGAAATCGGCGGGTTTGTATGGCCTGGAAAAAAGTTCGTGTGCTTGTGGTCGATGAGGTCAGTATGATGTCGAAAAAAATCTTCGAATTATGCGAAGAAATTGCACGTATTATACGAAGAAACGACCAGCCGTTTGGTGGAATACAGGTGGTCTTTACCGGCGACTTTTATCAATTGCCGCCCGTGGGGACCGTCGGCGACCCCGACACGGATGCCTTTTGTTTTGAATCGCAAAAATGGAATAATGTCTTTCGTCCAGAAAACCACATTGTCTTAGAGACGATGTTTCGTCAAACCGACCCCACCTATATTCAATTGTTGTCGGAAATTCGTCGTGGCGAAATTTCGGAAGAAGGTCAACAAATCTTATCCAGCAAAGTGAAGCGCGAATACAATCCCGCGGATTATGCCGGTTGTGTATTGACGAAACTCTTCCCGATTCGGGCAAAGGCGGATTTCGTGAATCAGGCGCAATATGCGAAAATCGATTCGGATGAGATGGTCTTTGACGTGCATAAAAATTTATGTTGCGGTGTCTATATGGATAATGGCAAAGGATTGTCGGTCGAAGATATCGACAAATGTGTCGGGTTGTCCCTGGTTGAAAAACAACAGCATGTCGACTGGCTCATTGCAAATACGAATTGTGTCGAACGGCTCTGTTTGAAACGCGGCACCGCCGTCATGTGCACGGCAAATATCGATATGGATTCGGGTATATGCAATGGTTCGCAAGGAATTGTGGTGGATTTTACGAACGGAAATATCATTGTCAAGTTCTCGAATGGGTTATTAAGACCTGTGGAACGACATCATTGGCAATCGGATGAATATCCAGTGGTCGCTATTTCACAATACCCCCTTTGTCTCGCCTGGGCATTGACCATTCACAAAATCCAGGGCGCCACCATGCCCCGGGCCGAAATGGACCTGGGAAATAGTATCTTTGAATATGGACAAACCTATGTCGCTTTATCGCGCATTCAATCACTGGATGGACTCTATTTGTCTGCATTTCGCAGTGACCGGATTCGCGCGAATCCGAAGGTCCGTGCCTTTTATGAAAGCATACCGGCCATCGACATGACGCCAAAAAGTGTTATAGAAAATCTGGCGACTTCGTCGTGCTTCGATTGCTTAGGCAGCGAAGTTGAAGTTGGCGGTGATGCGACCTGCGACGATTCGTCTATTAAAAAAATCAATTTCGATACCTACAAATATGCAGGTGATATTTCCACGAAAAAA